AATCTTCCTAAAGTAAAAGCAGAGCAATACCTCAAAGAGGTTATGTCTCGCTACAGAAATAAACTTGCATATAATGCTCAAACTGGAGAAATCCGTGATGATCGTAAGTTTATGTCTATGATGGAAGACTTCTGGTTACCACGTAGAGAAGGTGGTCGTGGAACTGAGATCACAACTCTACCTGGTGGTCAAAATCTGGGAGAACTTTCCGATATTGAATATTTCCAGAAGAAACTGTATAGAGCACTTGGTGTTCCAGAATCCAGAATTGCTGCTGATGGTGGGTTTAATCTTGGTCGTTCTTCAGAAATCCTTCGTGATGAACTTAAGTTCTCTAAATTTGTTGGTCGTCTGAGAAAGCGTTTTGCTCAGATGTTTAATGATATGCTCAGAACTCAACTGATTCTGAAAAATATCATCACTCCCGAAGATTGGGAAGTAATGAAGGATCATATTCAATATGATTTCATTTATGATAATCAATTTGCAGAACTGAAAGAAAAAGAAATGGTAGAGGGCAGACTTGCTCTGCTTGCACAAATTGAACCATTCATTGGCAAATATTATTCTACAGAATATGTTCGTAAAAGAATTCTTCGTCAAACTGATAGTGAGATTGTTGAAATTGATGAGCAAATTGAAGATGAAATTTCAAAAGGAATTA